GCCTTTGCATCAGAAATAATGAAGCCGGGATCCATGTCAATATCAAAAAGATAGAATTGGAGGCTACCTTCCGGTGTACCCATTTCACCCGAATCATATGCAATTGTCTTGACCCGAGCTGTACCCACCTTACTGCCCGAAGGAGAAGCTGTTACATTTGTGTTATTTGTAACACGCTCTTCGGCGGTATCATAGAGATTTACAACCTCTGCCTGGTCAATATCAAGCTGACCGACGATCTCGTTTACAACAACAAATCCACCAGTCCGAGCAGTGACGACGGCGTTATTAAGAAACTTAAAATCGGTCCCTTTGTCAATTAACTGATGCTTCGTAACTCGGTTATTGATCTCGTACCCTTTCACATATGCAAGACCGGGTTCAATATCAATTGCCAGCTTGTCAGGATCACCATTCGGATCAAGGCCTTCATTCTCTCCGGTATCAAGGGCCTCACGTGTTCGAACAGTCATACCTCTTACATAATAATCACCAGATTCATCAGAGGTCCGCTTGGCAATCTCCTCATATACTCGGGCATAATCAGATCGCTCTCTGCTTTCTTCAATAAGTCCTTCTTCGACATCGGCAAGAAGAGTAAATCCAGAATCAGCTTCAGCACCGCCGATTTCAATTGTATCAAGCGACATTGACAGAAGGAGACGATCAGCACCAGGAGCGGCAAAGTTAAATGTGCCCTGAGCATTATCATAAAGAGAGGAATCATCCTCGGCATCTATAATAGGATCGCTGACGCGGAATCCAATTGAGAGTGTTGGTGTTGTCGAATACTTATCGAGTACAATTGTCTGGCCTGGAAATTGAACAAAGTATCCACGGACAAATACGACACCTTCGTCGATTGAGAAAATTGATCCTTCGCCGGTAGGATTATCATCGGCAATATTTGCAAAGATGCCGGAATTATCAACGACAATTGCCTCGGACGATCGAAATGCATTTTCGTCTTGTTCATTTGAATTCAGATAACGAACAAAGAGAACAGTCGCACCATCATCCTCATCAACAGTACCCGTGAGAACAAAGGCACGAAGCTCAGAATCAGTACCTTCAATTTCTTTACCAATAAATTCATCAAGAGGAGAATCCGTATCAATACGAACATACGATGCTCGTCGCTGAAGATCAAATGCACCGCCGAGAACCAAGCTGCCTTCACGGAAGACATGATTACCGAACTGCTCGACCTGATTCTGGATGATTGACTGAATCTGATTCAGTTCACGAACCTGAACCGCTCTTGCAGGACGGAAAAGGATCTTATAAAATCCCTTGTCGGGATCGTAATCGTCAAAATATGGCTCTCTGTTCAAATCAATTGCCATTCGTATTAATCCTTGTTCGTACTTTCGAAATTAGTATTCAATGACCAGTGTTACAGTTTCAAGCTGTAGATCAAGCTCGCGGACAACTGGTTCAGAGTTATTTATATACAGAATTGTACCAGAATATGGTTCAATGTCCGGCGGTATAATATTTGCAATTGTCGAGACCTCACCCGACGAAAGGCCGCGGACTGTTTCACCAACTTCAAATTCAATGTCACGTGCAATTGACTCGTCAATAATGACACGAACCGTATTATCGTTTAATTTTGTCAGCTCGTTACCACGCGCACCGGTTGACTCACCATATAATACCTCATTAATTTGAAATCCATCATTACTTGTATTCAGATCAATCCGATAACGTGTGTCACCGATAATACCATCAAATTTCTTTGGCTGCCCATCAGATTCAAGATTTTCTTCCTCACCGAAGGCGTGTGGATCCTCGATAATACCAATTCGACGGAAATCATTCAAATCAATAAACGATTCGTCACCAGACAGACGAAGATTAATCATTACAAATTTGGCAAATACTTCCTTCTGAGGATTCGCGCCATGTCCTTCGAGAGGTGAAATCTGTGGTCTTAGTTTTGCAGGTTCATCATTGGTTTCTGCTATAACGACTGCGGTTGCTTCGGTAAAGTTTGAGCCCTGGCGACCTTGGAATACCTCGGCATTAATGATTTCGCCTTCGAAGTTTGTTTCTGCAAATGCTCGGCAAGAGGACTGAACAATTTTGGCAACGCCGTTTGAGTAATTCTCGCCACCAATAATTAATTCAAGGTCATCAATCTGACCAAGCGCGTTCGTCGCTGCAATACCATAAGCAGATTGTGAAATACCTGCGTCAGTAATTTGTCGCAAGGCTACAGGAATTCTGCTCTCAGGAGCATACGGATAATCTGTACCACCGTCAAGAATACTTGCGGTAAGAACCCTACCATCAGATGTTGACAGCAAAGCCTCAGCAGATGCCGTCTGATCACCATTGCCTTCAATAAACACGGGTATTTCTGTATTTGAGTCAATTGATGCAACCGATCGGTATCCAGAACCAGGCTCTTCAACCTTCACATTATCAATTGTGCCAGGTTCGGCAAATTCAATCACATCCTCATCAATCTCAAGTGGAGCAAATTCTGGAGCAATGAACTTCTCAAGAAGTGACTCTGAGATCGAAAACATGTATTTCCATTTGTATCCATCAGATTCGGATGAAATATCAAATGTTGTATGGATTGGTTTTACGGTTGAGCGGGATCTATTATTATTTGAAATGCATTTATAGACCTTGTTCTCGTCTGTAATTGCATAGAAATCCTTGGTCGAAAGATTTTCACCATCGTCATATTCATCAAAGATTCTGTTCGGCGACCAATCAATCCGACGGAATGCAATCGTGACGTCATCAGCCTGAATACGCTTGATTCCATTAATATCGGTCCAGATTTGATTTTCTTCAAGTAACGTATTCTGTACGTCTGGAACAATCTCGTCGTCGTTCCAAGGTGCGGTTCGACCAATAAACACATATAGGAAATTTTCCTCGTTTACAACGCTTGTAAAAAAGTCCGATGCGTTACGATTTCGAAAATTAGATAAAAGACCAATCTTTGCCATGACGTTATACTTTACTCGTTATTGTTTGGTAGTGCAAAATCAATTGCAAGTTCTTCGTCTGGAATGTCCGGTTTGGTATCCGTGGTAAATTCCTTGTCAAATGCCGTAATTCCTACATAATCATCTTGGAAATATATATCGGTTGGAACAACGTAATCCTGGACAAAACCAAGAATATCCTCTGTAATCGGAATATTCTCACCAAAGAAGTAGTTCGGTGGAATCGTAATGTCGGTAAAGGTTTCAGCCTCTGCAGCCAGAGGAAGAACACTGAACACTCGAACATTCGAGAATACACCAACCCCTGCTGGGTGTACGGCTTTCTTGAGTGACGAGAGCCATCGATTAATGCTGTATGAGGTAATAACCTCGTATGAATATTTTTGGTAAAATTCCGAATCCTGAAGAACAATTGATTCGGAGAGTTGTCCTCTTACGCCAGTATAAAGGCCCTCGGTTTCACAAATTGCACCATAGTTAATATCGAAGTCAGCACCGACGCCGTTGTCAGTATCAATCAAGAATTCATCCTCAAGTGATGCAATTGACTGATCTGTTGAGTACTGAAAGAGTACATACTCCTTCAGGTAGATCACATCATTCTTTGGATTTGTCTCGACGATATGGTCTGGTGTGTTACCCGCACCAAAATTTGACATCCGTGTTGTAAGGATACCGCCGTTTTCATCAACAGACTCAACAAACGCGACAAACGTGGCTCCGTCAAACTGTTTCAGACGAATTCGATCACCAACCTCATATCCGCTACCTGGATTTGTAACAGTAAGCCCTGTGACAGATTTATAGATCTCAGCCCGAAGATCAGTATCAAATACGATAACCTCGTCGCCCGGAACAAAATTGCCGGCAACATCAGAAACAAGAAGCGACAACTCAAAGATCACACCGGACGAGTAAACCTTCCGCTCGACCTTCGTAACCTTACCAATGCCAAAGTTGTCAACCTGGAGAATCTCGCGACCAAGGAAATCATATCCATTACCAGAGATCATCGATACACGAAGCTTCCGCTCGACAACCCAGCGACCATCGGATGGTTTGAGAACACGATCCCATGGAAACCGAACAATGACCTCGTCATTTAGCAGTAACCGAAAGAATGTCTCGATTGATTCTTTTGACCCTTTTGATCTCCACAGATCGGTACTGTAGTTATAGAATTCTTGTGGTGACGATTCAAAATCTCGTGGGACAAAAAGACCTAATTCCTGCTCAATTGATTTAAGGAATATTTCGTCTTGCTCTTTTAGATCTCTTTGTTGGGGTAACGTATTCTGGTAGTATCCCGACGTATTGGATGTCTCAAGATACTTAAAATAAGCCTCAATAAATTGTATAAGCTCAGGAAAATGTTCCCGAATATAATCAGGAATAAACTGATCGATCAGAGCCGATACATGAGGAGAAAGTTCTGCCTTCATAAAACCTTACTATGGATTTCGTGTCGGAGCATCATAACCGACGCCAGAAAATTCACGTCCCGCGACGATGGAATCAATGGATCCACTGATATTAATTCTGTTTATCGAAAGAATCGAGTTAAATGTTGCAACAATATCATATACGTTCGGATAAACCTCAATGCGAACTGACACGCCCTCAAACTCTGACGGAGCAAAATTATTTAGAATAATCTTTGTCCCTTCAATTGTTCCGGCATTTTTTACAACGGTCTTTCTATTCTCCGCCGAGCCTGTGACAATTGACACCATGCGTTTTTGTCGCGTCTTGTCATAAAAGTCAATAAGGAAACATCTGTCCTGATTACCAATTGTAAAAGTAGATGACGAGCGAATCACGCGATCCGTTTCTGGCAGCGCGTACAAGTCAGTCGAAAAATCAATCTCGTAGCGCCGCGATACATTCGGTGTCGGCGAGAATCTTTTCTCAAGATATATTTGTGAAAATGAGTTTAAGATTGCGTTGTTTGATTCATCAATTGCATAAAGAAAATTTGAATACCGAAACACTGTTCCGAATTTTTCAAGTTCTGAATCATTGTATGCATTAATTGTATTTCTTACACCTGTTTCAAGTTGAGATCGAGTCAGATTTGTAACTGATGGGTCATATTTGAATTCCACATCAAGATTCAAATACAGAAAATCTGGATCAAGAATCTCTGGAGTCACGGACGAAACAGATTTTGGAATCAGAATATCATTTAGGATTTGACCCTTTTCTGTTTCTGACAGAATATCTGTTTCAAGAGGATTAATCGAAAGAAATACCTTACCGTATACAGGCGGATCATTATCCTCGCCGCCCCAGGCTTTTACTGACTGGACATTTGCAAAATTTTCCCTCACGATTGCCTCATAATCCTTTGGTGTGACACCACGATTCTGAGAGGCAAATGTAATTGGAGCATTCCGGCGAATTGACTCAACGGATTCACGCTCGGAGCCGCCACGCGCAACCTGCTGTGTCGTCAGTGCAGCTTCGGAGAATCCAGAGATCGGATCAACCATTGTAAAGACCCGTGCACCATTTGCCGCACCACGTTCGGTAACACCATATTGGATATTAATAATATTACCATCTTCGAGAGCAACACCAACGTTACCATCACCGAATGAAATTTCGTATTGTCCATCGGGATTTTCGGCAAGAAAATATGCATTTGATCTTGAGTCAATTTCCGTGAGTGTCTTAACGGGTTGGAAAATTCTGGATGTAGACGAATTCCTCGAATCAAGTACCTCAACACGAATGGTTGAAGTGTCAACATTCTGGTCTGGAATCAGATACTTTTCGGACGACCGTGAATCAAAAATATACTCAGCGGTCTTAAATCGTGCCTGAACAATACGAACATCTGAAAATGTTCGGTCGGTTGAAATATAATCCTCGGTGGTCACGAACGTATACGACGTATTATTAATCTTAGTCTTGAATCGGTGACCACGAGGAATCTGGATCAGCTGCCCTTCGTTCGCGTTCGTGACGACGATATCAAGATTTGCTGCTGGCGCGGATGCTGATCGTGGTGTATATCCAAGCATCCGAGCATGGCCAACAACAGATCCGCGGAACTGAGCAGAATCAAGGAATGTTTCGTTGAGTCCGACGTTCGCGTTCACGGCATTAAAGTGCGTGACATATGACAGGAGATCAATGATTGACGTGATCGCCGATCCTTCAAAATCATAGTCCTGCAGAGTATCCTGTGACCGAAGATATTCCTTCAGGTTATCACGGATCGAATCAAAGTCCATATCCGCAACATTAAGTCTTTTGGTTTCTGTCATCTCAGTCTCTCTACTGAAAAATCAACTGTTGTGGTCGGACGTTCGGGCGATTGTATTTCGACCGATACCGATACGTCGAGCGCGTTACGATCTGGTGATGCGTTTACATTCACACTAAGGACCTCGACTCGCGGCTCGTAGTTTTTAAGTGATGTTCGGATCTGATCATCAAGAAGTGTCTCGACAATAGGATCAAAATTCTCGAATAGCTGAGCGGTAATATTTGTGCCAAACAGTGGATCAAATGGACGCTCACCACGTTTTGTAAGTAGAATATTCAGGACCGACTGTTTCACAGCCTGATCCTCTCGTTTCAGAGCAACATCACCCGTCACGGGATTTGCACGGAGCGCAAAATCAATATCCGTGTAGGTTCGTTCTCTTGCAATTATGTCTGAGGTTGCCATAGGGTTATTTATAACACTTACTGGCTATTAGCCGCTTCGTTTGCCGCACCCGGAGCAAGCGGTCCAGAATACCGACCAGCCGCCTCGACGGCACCAGAGATTGATTCGGTCGGAAATCTTGGTAGAATCTCAAAATCAGACAGACCGATCTCCTTGGTAAAGTCATCCTTGTCCGCTGGCGGTGGTGGTCCGTCTGGCACGACCGATGGCTGCGCAAGTTCCTTGACCTCCTCGCCGACCTTGACGATATTTGGTATATCTTCACAAAGGTTCAGCGGTGTATTCAGTGGATCTTCAATAAATTGTTGTACATTTTCAATCACGCGTTCGACCGCAGGACCGGCTGCCTGATATGCCGCACGGATTGCCAGTAGTTTTGCAATAGTGCCGGCAGGATTTGCAAGTGCCTCACGCGTCAGTAGATTCTTAATATCCTCTTGGAGTCTTCGCTCGACGACCCCTGGCTGGTTCTGTATTGCATCCTGAAGATTCTCGACGTCATTTGCAAACCGCTTGACCTGTGAGATTGCATTCTTACCCGCGGTGACAACCTGACGAATCTCGTCCTGTGCCTCATTAATCTGGTTGACGACACCCGATTCACCACAAAGAGAGTCAAAAATATCAGCCATATTCGTTACCCACCTGCAAATACATTGGGTGATCCGGCGGAAACACTGGTACAAGTCGGATCACCAACTCTTCCTATCTGTTTACCGTTGACATAAACAGTAGAGGATCCAGCTGATATTACTGTCGAATGCGCCGGACAAGGTGATCCTGGCAGCAAATGAACCGTATTACTGTCACCCTGTCTTGAAACAGCAATTCCGTTTGCAAATACATTACCAGATCCCTGTGCTCGGACCATGCCCGAACAATGAGCAACCTCAGCGTCTCCTATTCTTGTAACCGCTGGCATTATCCTTCTCCGTAATCGTAATTTGACATAAAAGCTCTAATTGACTCGAGATCGTTAAACACTTCATGCGTCAGGGTTTCTGTTTCAGTTGTTTCTTCCTGACTGACGCTACCAATGTAAGTGACAGTGACGTCATAGTTT